CCCATGCTTCTTTAGGGTCTTGCCCTTGGAAGCCACCTGCACTCAACACCTCTCCGAGTTGATGGTCAGTCAGACTATCGGCGTTCACATACTTGGCTAGTGTGCGAACCTGCATACTCTCTTTAGTTGTTATTGCTTCTGCTTTCGTTGGTGCTACGGCTGGTGTTGCTACACCTACCATGAGCGCCAATGTAAGGGGGGTTATTGAAACTGTTCCAACAACCAACCTTATTTTGTTTGTTAGTTTCATAATCACTCCAAATAGTCATTCACAACCTCGGCTGCGTTTGACTGCTGGTGACGGATTCGGTGCAGATACCTTTCCGTCGTTACGATTGACTGATGACCCAACCGCTCTTTGACTTCATGCACATCTACCCCATTTTTTAATAACTGGGTAGCGTTAGCGTGCCGTAGGTCGTGAGTAGTGGGATACCAACCAATCCCTGACTTGTTGATGGCTTCGTTCCAAATGGCTCGCCACTTGTCACGAGGTAGATGGCTTTCGCTAGTGCTTTTGCTATGGCTTTCGCTTTTGCTAAGGCTTTCTACTTTGCCGTTTCCCTTGTCCTTTCTATAGTGATTGCGGTACTCCCTAACCGCTTGTTTACACGCCTCACACCGACAACCGCCGACATTGTATGAATACGCCGTTGCGTGTTGGAATGTTCTGCTCCCAATGGTGTAAGGCTTCCCTACGCTTTTAGTAGGGCTTCCTAGTTTACTAGGCTTCTCAACCAAGTGCTTTGAGAATACTAGGTCTTCTTTTGCTAAGGCTTTTGCCTTTACAAACGCTTTTATTTCTGCTAATAACGCTTTTGATAGGACTACAGTTCGTTTGTTGCCATTCTTTGTGGCTGGCACAACGAGAAATCTTTTTCCCTCGGAATGATAATTACAACCAACATCACTTACTGTTCTGCGAATGTAGACTTCTTTAGATTGAAAGTTAAAGTCTTTTACTCGGAGTTCTGTGGCTTCTCCGTATCGGCAGCCAGAGGCTATGAGAAAACGAGCCAAAAGAATACTGCCGTCTGTAGGCAAGTTCTTTAGTATCTTGTGGAAGTCCTGCGGTTCAAGCGTGTAGGTGGGGTCAGGCTTGGGATTGGCTATGCGTATGCGGTGGGTGGGATTGGTGGCTATCGCTTCGTCATCAACAGCGAGCCTAAAAAGAGAACCTAAAGAAGTCTTTAGGTGAGAGATTGTGCTTGGGCTAATCCCTTGACTTGCGAGATTATCAAACAATGTCTTAATGTCTTTCTTGGTAATGGCGGAGATGCGCTTATGACCCAAAGAGGGTTGGGCATACTTCTTTAGCAAGGTTAAATAAGTCTTACGGGTTATGACTCTGATGTCTGCTGAAGTGGCTAATTGCTGAAGGTATGAATTGAATGTTTTTTGATTTTCGGGCATGAGATTAAACTCGCCTTCTTCGGCAAGTAATCCAGCGTTGAGTGCTTTAGCCCTAGATGAGAATGTGCCTACGGATTTGACTTTTCCGTCTTGGCGGTAATAGGCGGTAAATCGCCCTTTGCGTTTAACTGCGTAAGCCATAAGGACACCCTACCAGCGAGTAACTTATGACGCAAAAAAAGGGGGATAGATTGCACTTGGCAACCTATCCCCCTTTAGTCTATCTATTAACTTTTGTATCTTCTTTAGCAAGTCTGTGCAACCATGTGTTGCGTTCAGCGTGCGTTTTCTTGCGGTGATGATTTGAGCATAACACTACACACTTGGCAAGTTCTTTCTTTAGCAGGTGCATACTTACACCTTTGGCTATGCCGTTGCTAATGTCAAACTTCTTTGAGTGTGCATGGTCAAACTCCAGCACTTCTACATCAGTTTCTCCACACACTTTGCATGGGTGAGTCTTTTTGTAGTTGTAAATAAATAATCTAATCTCTTGATTTTTAGTCAAGTGATAAGTTCTTTTGCTTTGTGACTCACAAGGTTTGCAGATACCACTACGACTTGGCTTACACCCTTGTCGCTTGGCAAGTTGAAAAGAAGATAAGGCTTTCTTTTTTCCACACTTACTGCATTGTCTTTTGCCTTGTAACTCTAGTGCTAATCGCTTAGCAGTTCTATCTGCTGAGCCTTTGCGTTGTATTGCTTGGCATGACTTACACCTTGCTCGTCTGCCGTATGTACCTTGCGGATACTTATTAAACTTGCTAATTGGTAGTGCGTTGTAGCAACCGATACAAGTTTTAGTTCTTTGTGCCATTTGTTTTTGCTTTACTCCTTCGTGCTTGGCTTGTTAAGTGCCACTTGCCACAGATGTTGCATTTGTAACTAGCACATGGCTTTTTCCTAGTGTTGTTGAGCCAATGATTTTTCCAAATAAGTGTCATGGCTCTTTCTGCTTTATCTTTAGTGGGATACGCAGTTTTCTCTTCACACTTCATTTTTACCCTTTTGCACACAGTTATAGCAATACCACATAATAGTTTCGCCATTATGAACAATGTCTTTGCCGTTTGCTCTGACACCTTGTTGCTCACAATAATCACAAATCCATAGTTGGTCTGCTTCTGTAAGTGAGCGCATGAAGATTTCTCCCATTCTTATTCCCTTTCTGTTACTTCTGATACGACTTTTAATACATACGACTTGTCGTTCATGTCTTGTTCTATTAGTTGTTCTTTTGCTTTTCCAACAATGACTTCCCACAAGTTATTAGCGTTGTGTTGGTCATTGTCTAGTGTTACTGCAACCGCAGTTGTCACTTCTACTTTATACGATTTAATTGCCATTCTTCTTTAGCCTTCCCATAGTTGTAAATCGTCATACAAGTTGTCCATTTCTAAAACAATGCACTTCTTACACCACGACCTTGTGTTGTATTTTCTTTTATCTTTTGCTACCCATGAAGAACCACTCTTTATGAACCAACTCCATGTGTTATTTTCTTTTTTTATTCTGAACCTATCGTCTTTAGTGTGATAGATACCTTTAGACACTTGATACAACTGCAAGAACACTTCTTTCTCTTCCATGTGTTTCCCCTTCCCACAGTTCTTCATCTGCTTCTGATTGTTCTTTATCGCACTCTTGGCAGATTTGCGGTGTTGCTTCTCCTTGACACTCCATTTCATTCCAACACTCTGAACAGTTATGGTGTTGCCCCATTAAGTATTCAAGTCGTTCGCAACCAGCGTCAGATAAACAACCTTCATCAAAAGAAGTTACCTTACCCTTCTTTAACTCTAACTCGCCCCAAAAATCACTACCACCTTCGTAATAGTTGTAAGTGATAGTTACTTTAGGGTTTTGTCGTGCGAGTTCTTCAATCACAGAGTTAATAGAACTCCACGCCGTAGAAAAAGAATAACGAATTATTCCTTCTTCCCATTGTGAGTTGTCTAGGTAAGGGTCGTTTGTATCCCACTTAGTTCCCCAGTTAGTTATGTTCCAGTTATACCAATCGCTACTAGCACTTGCAGGTCGTGGAATTATGCGGTGACAAGAGAACACCGATTTATTGTGTTCATCTGTTTCTTCACTTGCAGTAATTTCAACTTGCTTCATTAGTTTGCTAAGTTCTTTTGGCTTACCTTCAATGATTAACTCGTTCGTACACCAATTAGGCATTTGTTTCTTCTCCTGTTTTTCTATGTGTCAATGGTCTGTATGACCTAGAAGTTCCCTTACTTGTTGTGTATCCATAACGCACTAAACGAAACGCCAGCGCACTATGTGTCACATTAAGTTCTTTTGCTATGCGATAACCCGATACACCACTTTCCATAAGTTCATAAATAAGTTTTGTATAGAGTTCTGCTTCTTCACGATTTTTCTTTGTTTTGCCACGAATAGAAGTTGCTTTAGGTTGAAGTTCTTTTAGTTGTGCAATTACCTGTGGGTCAGGCATTACACGCTTTACCACGCTCTTAAAGACTTCTACTGTTGGCGGTTCTTGAATAGGTAAGTGACCAATCTTTGCTAACACTTCTCCTGTGTGTTCAACAAGTGTGTAAAGGCGTATTGCTTCTCTAGTGAGATTAACTGCATTAGCAATAGATTGAAGTGTCCAACCAGCATTACGCAACTGAGTTGCATACGCCTTGCGTTCTGCAAGTGGCAAACTTCTTAAGGCTTCTGCAAGTTCAGTAGTTAAAGTTAAATCTTGTTTAACTTGCTTAGTGCCAACCAGCACTTGTTCTTTCTCTAGCGGTACACCTTTAATACGCTTGTGTGGATTTTTTCCTTTGGCGTTAAAGTGTGATTGGTATGTATTGTTTGCTTCCAATTTTTACTCCTTTGTTAGTCATTTTTGTTAGTCGTTGTTGTAGTTCTATAACTTCTTTTGCAAACGCTTCCCTTGCGTAGTTGTGATACTCGTCAGGGATTTGGTCAATTACTTCTTGGTCTACTGAAAAGTATCTATCGCTTCTGTAACGCAAGCCCATGTCTTTCTTAAACCCACGCACTTCTATTGCAGATAGTTTTACTATTCCGTCAGCATAATCAGATTGGTAAATAAGTTCTTCTAATCTAACCTTCTTTACAACACCAGTTTTTACAAGTGTGTAATTGCCATTGACAGTTTGATAATCTTTTTCTTCTATGTCAATAATTATTTGTTCACTATCTTTTAGTGTTACATAACAATGAAAAGATAAATTGCTATTTGTATTTACTTTTGTTTCTTCTTTAATTGTCATACTCATTCTTCTTTTACTCCTTATCCCATAGTTCTGTATCTTCTGTTGCTTCCATTTTGTCTTGAATTAAGACTTCATACTTATCTCTTGTGGACTCTGTAAGTTCTTCATGAAACCTATCCCACACATAATCAGCACTATCAACATTTGCCATAACATCATGCAGAAAAGAATTAGTAATTAAACTCTTATCTACTTCAATGGAATTGCCTAAGTTATCTGTGTAATCAGTTTCTACAAGTATGTCTATTAACTCATTCTTATCAACCCAAATTGCCCAAATCTCATCATCTTGATTTAGTTCAGAAAGAAGGTTAATAATTTCTTTTACTGTTCTCATGTGTTACTCCTTATCCCATAATGAGATTTCATCATCTTGATTTAACTCAGAAGATAAATCTCTAGCGTATTCCAACATTCCTTCTTTTAATGAAGTAATGATTGCGTCACCTACTTCACCAGTTTCGTAACTATCATCAGTTACATACTCCCAACACTCATCAAACATCTTTTGAGTTTCATCATCAGTTAAGTTATGCAATTCTTTAAGTGACTCTAGTGTTTCTGTCACCCAGTTTTTACACAACTTTTTATCCCAATAAATAACAAGTAAGTGTTCTTTAGGGTCGTGTTTAGATAAGTCTTGAATAATACTTTCTACTGTTGCCATGTGTTACTCCTTATCCCATAAGTGTGTATCTTCTTTTGCTTTATTTTGTAGTTCTTCTTTTATTGCGTTGCATTGTGCTATGTCTAAAGGATTATTTGCTTTCCCATAAACTTGTAAGAAACAGATTAAATCGTCATGACTAAGTGATTGAATAAAGGCAATAGTCTTTTTATTTAATACAATTCTCATTTGTTATTCCTTTCTTAGTGATACTTTTTAGCGCACCACGCACCCATACCACCTGCCACACTCTTTAATAAAGTAAGTGTGCGACCACAATGGACACAACTGCCTGTTTGTGCTGAGTATTTAATTGCTAGTTCAAGTGTTAAGCGGTCTGTTAATTCAACCTTAGATAACACTTGTTGCTCACTCTTCATGTCACGAACATACTTTTTAGCAACATCAGAGTATGAATAGACTTGCAACTTGCCACTATGCTTACCTTCTCGGATTGAATAAATAACTCCATTAAGAAGATACGCACCAACATCTTTAGAAGTTAGTTTGCATGGCGCAACTTTGTTTGCAGAGTTCTTTAGCGTGTTAATAATTTCAGATACATCTGCACGACCTAATTGTTCAATAGAAGTAACTTTGCGATTGAACAGATAGTGATTAAGGGTTTCTAATCCTTCTTCCTTCTTTTGTATTAGTGCGATTGCAAAAGAAAGTTGTTTTTCACTTGGCGCAATAACAACTCCTACTTTGTTTGGTAACTTTAGCAGTTCAGTAATTAAGTCACCAGCACCTTGAACATTTAACTGCTCTACATCTATGCCGTTAAAAGAGTGTTCTTTTGTTTCCAGTAAGGTCTTTATGAATTGTTGTTGTCGTGGACTTGCATGGCGTACTTGGTACTCGCCGTAACCATTAGCACCCCTTGAACCACCTTTGCGGTGTTTAGTTAGTGTTGTCATTATCATTCTCCGTTTCTTGTTGTAGATTTTTTCCTTTGAGCATGGCTTCCATGCCGTACTCTTTTTCTAACGCTTTTTTGCGTAAGCGATAGATTTCAAGACTCTTCTTTTTAATTGCTCTTGCTTCTTTAGCAGATACCAACTCAGCCTTAACAACTTCGTATAGTTCTCCATTATTTTGGTTATTCCATGTCTTGCAATACCTTTTAGCATTGTGTTCTGTTGCTGACCATGAACCCCAAACAAAACACATTTCACTATGCGTTTTAAGGATTACACAATAAGAATAATCTCTATCAGCACTACCCCTTACTAATTTATCTCCGTTGCTATTAGTAGCCACGAAATACTTTCGTGGCTTTCTAACATAGCCTTGATAATCTAATAGTTCTTGACCCATTTCATTCTCCGTTCTTTATCTTTGCTTGTAACTTACTTACTTCATGTGCAGACTCTCTGTGACCCTGTGCGTTGAGATAAACCTTCTGTCTACCTAACGCTTCAAGGATTACTGCAAGTTCTGTATTAGTTAGTTCTAGTGTCATGCGTTGATTGCCTTCCCTTCATAAGAGAGTTCCATTAGTCGCTCAAACTCTGCGAGTGAGATTTCAACTGTCGCTTTGTAATCTATTCCGTAACCTTTAGTAGATACTTCTACTGTTGTGTTATCACCTAAGAGTTCTTTAGCACTTGTGATAATAGAATTGCGTGAGCGTTCTACTTCTTCTTCTACTTGCTTACGCAACTCTTGTTCTTTGCGTTGGCGTTCTTCGTGCGCTCTGCGTTCTTCTTGTTCTTTAGACTTCTGTGAGTTCCACTTAGGTTCAAGCACACTCCACTCTGCAACAACATCTGCAAGGCGTGAAGTCCAGTAATACTCTTTGCCATTGGTATCAGTTGCTTTAACAATAATTCCGATTGAGCGATTACCTGCATCTGCTTTTCTAAAAGAAGAAGGGTCACCCTTTCGTTGTGAAGGTTCATAGTCATACTTATCAAGTGAGATAACTGTTGCTTTAACAACATCATTCTCTCTAACAGTATCTACATCTCTTGCAGATTTATTGTTGTATGTCCATGAAGGAACGATTGCATACTCGCCATTCAATTTGATTTCAGATAGTTTCATTTGTATTACTCCGTTTCGTTTTAGTTATTGGGGGCAACCGATTTGATTGCCCCCATGTCATTCTTCTTTATGCACTAAGTAGATTGCGACCAACCGCAAGTCGCACTAAATCTTTTCCGAGAATGAGAATGTCTTTTGCAGACTTCATTGAAGTCATTAACTCAAACCCATGACGATACTGATTTAGTGTTTCTGCACTTACTTGGTCACGACCTGTAATAAGTGCTTGGCAAGTTAATACGCCAGCACTCTTCATGTCCTTAACTGCTTGTTCACCTGTTGTTGTATCCCATGCGCCGTCTGTAATCATGAAAAGAAGTTTGATTGCTTTGTCACTATTAGCAAGAACATTCTTTGCGTACAAGATTGCTTTCTCAGGATTAGTACCACCACTCGCACCACTATCACGAATAGTTGTACCTGCTTTTTCATCAGCACCATAAAGAAGATAAGTGCCGTAATCAAAAGTCACAACAGTTGTGCGTGCTTCTACACGCTCTAACGCTTTTTTAATCGCCCACATAGATTTGTAAGCGTTGTCTGCGTTGTTGCCACTCATTGAGCCACTTCTATCTAAAAGAATAACTGCTTCAATAGAAGTAACATCATCACGCCCTTCTGTCCATTCATCAAACACAGTTTCTAACTCATCACCACGCAAGTAACGAGTTACATTGAGTTTGCCACTTCGTTCACCATTGAGCCATGCAGGGTCGTAATCTGCTCGCAAGCGTTCTAGTTCAACACCAAACTGCTTAGAAAGAATTGCGAGTTCATCAGGAATACGCACTTCATTGTAATTTGCTTTGTCAGGTGTCTTGGCATTACCGCCGTCAAGTTCGGGATTAACACCGATTTGATTTGCGATTGAGTTTATGTCTTTTGATAGTGAGTCAATAACATTAGAAAGAATGTCATTGAGTGTGCTAGTTACTTGTTGATTAGTACCTGTTTCACCTTTTGTATTACCAGCCTTCTTGCTTTGTGCAGGTGTGTCATTGGGTGATTGAAAATCATCAAGGTCGCTATCATCAAACAAGTCACCAAACTCATCATCACTTACATCACCAAAAGAATTATCTTTTGACTCTGATTGTGATTGTGATTGTTGTTGTGATTGTGTGTCGCTAGGATTTTTTCCTTCGGACACACTTTCTTTCTTTTCTTCTTTTGGTGTTGTATCTATAACAACTTCAACAACATTACGCTTTGCACTTTGACGATTGCGTTCTTGTTCTCTTGCACTAGCAGGGCGATTGCTACTGCTTTCATAACCTTGTGTCGGTCTACCTTCGTGTCCATGTGGACTCTTAATACGAACACGAATGATTGTTGTACCGCCTTCACCTTCACCATTAGGTACTTCTTGCGTAATTGAAGGTAACTCTTTAAGAAGTTCACTAAACTTCTTAATAAGATTAAACACTTGCTCTGTGTATTCATCATTACCAGTAAATACAAGTGAGTTGTATTCGTCAATTACATCTGCAAGTTCTTGTTGTATCTCAGGTTTAATAAACTTGTCACTTGCAAGTTGTCGCAATTCAATAGGTAAATACTTGCGACCATAAACAAGTGGAAACGCACGACTAATTGCTTCATCATCACTAAGCAAGTAATCACACATTGTTGCAGTAAGCCATGACTTGATAGAAGGCAACCAACCTGTAAGAAGAAACTCTATGCGACTATCTTCTAAACAGTTAAACGCTTCCCACAATTCATTCTGTTCTTGTTCTTCTTTAATCTTCTGAACAAGATTGCTTCCGTTGCGTGGTGTGTATCGCAAGTGTCCTAACTCATGGAATGACAAACCATTAAGTGAAGTAATACTGCGAGCAGTAAAATCATCTTTGATTTGTGCAAGGTTAAGCCAAACTTCTTTTGTGCTTGACCAAGCAGGTGCGTTCATCTCTTTTCTATCAACAACATTGACACTAATTTTGTGAGTTGTTAAAACAGAAAGTGCTTTAGAAAACACACTAGCAAGCGCACCAACACGATTGCGCTTTAGTGTTTCTTTCTTTTGTGTATCTTCTTCATCTTCAATGATAAAGGGGTTCGCTAACAAGTTATTCACTCACCTTTCCAGTAAGTTCTAGTTCTAAGTTGTGGCGTTGTGAGTCCAAAAGAAGTTTCACGCTATTGCGTTCATCATCTCGGAAGTTATTAACAAAGTTCTCAACTGCAAAGTCGTAGTTAAGGTTCTGTGTTAAATCAACAAACTGCTTTAGCAAACGAGTTGATACAGGTGTTTCATAAACACCTGCGATTGTGTCTGCACGCATTGACTTAGCAAGTTCAAGCAAAGTTGCAGACGGAATAAACTTCTTTTCAATTTCGGTGTCATACTCAAAATTAAGTTTGACCCAAAACCTATCTGAAAACGCTTCATTGAAACGACTTGTACCTTTGTATCCGTCATTCCAACACATAGCGATAAGTAAGTTTTCGTGTGCATGAATAACTTCGCCGTCATGGTCAAGCAAAGTTAATACTCTTCTATCGTCAAGTGCGCCATGCAATACAGAAGCAATTTTCTGTGGAAGAAAGTTTGCTTCGTCAATTACAAGTACGCCACCATGACGAAAGAAGTGTGTAAATAATCCGTCACGCCATTCCAACTTGCCTTCTGCGTTAGGTACATAACGACCAAAGAATTGTGAAGGTTCAACACCTGCATTACAACTCATTGAACCAAACTCCAAACCATGCTTTGCGGAGAATGTCATGAATGAAGTTGTTTTGCCTGTACCTGCATGACCTTGTACCGATACATTCTTTTTAGATTTAAGTGCGTAAGTGTAAATCTGCTCTTCTGTTAAACCACCAGCAAACTTGCGTGGTACATAAGTGCGTACTGCTTCACTTGTTAAAGAAGGTACAAACGCAAGTGTGCTTGTTGCTTCATCACGAACGACCCTGTTAATAACAATAGGTTCATTAGCGATTGGGTTAATTGTTTGCATAGGATTTTTTCCTTCGGTGATAGTTGTTTTAACTGTTGCGTTTTTATCGCTTCTGCCGTCTGAGCGATACTTACTTAATAACTGTGAGTCTGTGTTAATTAACTTATCTACTTCGTCAATAACATCTTTCATAGTGCGTGTGTTATCAACTTGTGTATGGCGTAAGCGATACTGCTTAGTTAGTTTTTGTATTAACACATTAGGTATTTCATTATTAGTAATTGCTTCTACATCAACACTAGACAAAGGTGTTGATAACACTTCACCAATAATGTGTTCATTGAAGTTTGCGTATGCAATTAAGTCTGCATAGTTATCAACTGCCCATGCATTACTTTCACCACGCCCGCCGTCTGTTACACGAGTCCATGCGTGATGAGAGTTGTTCATACTTGCGATAATAATTTGTTTTGTTTTTGTTGCACTTACTTGACCACTTACGAGTATTGCGTATGACATTTGTTACTCCGTTTTCTATTAGTTGTTTGTTAGTTATTTATTTCAGTTTCTAATTGGTACATCTCATAAAGAGATTTAACTTCATCAAACTTAGATTGAGCAGAATTACATACTTCATCAGTAAGCAAAAGAAGTTTCTTTCTATCTGCTACATCAGAAAGTAAATTAAGAACACCCATTAACACATCTTCTTTATCGTGTTCAGGATTAAGGAATTGAATTGCAACTAATAAAGAAGTTATCAACTCTTCATTGTTTGGGTGATTATCTTTGCGGATTGAAATACGCATTTATTTATTCTCCTTTTTTATTCAGTAAAGATACGAGTTGAAAGTAAGAAGTAACATCTTCATCAAAGAAAACAGTTACGCCTTGTTCATCTATTGTTGCAGTAGGTACTGACATGATTACTCCGTTTCTTATTAGTTGTTAGTAAAGATTGCAAGTGATTAGGGATAACGAAAGTCCTTGCACCATTGAGTCATTTGTTCAATCGGTACTTTGCATTGTTTAGGTGTTGTTACATCAAACAAAAACCAAACAACACCAACGATTGCAAGTGCAATAAATAACTTGCGGATTGTTTTGTGTTTCATTTAGTTTCCGCACTCTCCAACAATTCCCAACCTAAATCAGCGCACCGATAAGTTGTGTTGTTAATTGTTATCTCATCACCAACTGATAAAGAAGTATGAGTGCGATTAGCAGGTAACACAGGTTGCAACTTATTCCACAATGTACCTTGTTGAAGATTAGTTTCTTGAAACAATAAATCGCATAGTTGTTCATAGCGAGCAGGTTCAACAAACATTCCGTTAATTTCAATAGTTGCAGAAGTGATAGGGCGATTGTTAGTTTCGTTACTGAACGCTTTGTAAGTGATTGTTATTTTCAATTTGTGATTACTCCAGTTCCGTTTAGTAGGTGTGTGATTGTTGTTTCATAGTGATTACTAATTGCGTTGTAATCGTTGCGAGCATTTGCACACTCAATTTCAAAAGAAGATTGAGAGAAGCGATTGCACTCAGTAGTGCGAATTACTTTTGCGTACAAGTCACTAAAGATTGAACCGATTGACTTTTCAATAACAAAGTTGTTACGAAACTCAACTTCAACAAGTGATACATAAGTGCGATAACACTTGCGTTCTTTGTCGTGAGTAGTTGATACAACAACACGATACTTATTATTGTAAGTAAGTTTTAATTTTTGTGTGCGATTGTTTTGTGTAATTGTTTTATCTGTAAGTGTTAATTTGTTTTCATTAACCCATTGTAAGTTTTCATCAAGTTTTCCAACTAGGTCGTTAATGCTGATTGTTGTTGTCATGTGTTACTCCATTCGTATTAGTTGTTAGTTAAGTGTGCAAGTAATTATTTAGTTGTTATTAAGTTGTAAAAGAAGTTAAAACATAATTTCGCCGTAACAAGCCTGTTGCAAAACAAGATAACCAAAGCAACCATCATAATCGTGATAGTTAAGTGAATGACCGCCACAATGAGTTTGATTGTCATTAAGTAAAGTTTGGTAAGCAATAACAAGTTTTTCCAAAGTTATTACTTCACGAATTGTTTTGTAATAACCATTCTCATCAACACCATTATTTACATCATAGTAATCAAGAGTAATTGACTTGTTTTTTTCATCAGTTGATAATGAACGAGGTGCAACAAAATCATCACAACCATAAAAATCAGAACCAGTAATTGCTTCCCAAAACTCATTTGCGTTAAGAGTATGTGTTGTTGTGATTGTGATTGTGTTGTTATCTAGTGTTGTTGTAGTTGTCATGTGTTACTCCGTTTCATAGTTGTTATTAGTTAATAGTGCAAGTGTTAATTGCACACCGCCACTCACTAACTGCTCATAACAATTAGTGAGTGACAGAATGAAATTAAATAAATAAATAGAATGTCACGAACAATAACCAATGTAGTTTGTCGCTGATTGCGTAGTTATTGTTTTCTATTACAAGATAAATAACTTGCACACTTGAAGTGTTGTATGTAATACATACAAATTATTTATTTTCGTAGCGAGTTTGCACTAAAGAAGTTTGCAATTTATTTTTGTTTTACTAAATAACGCACACGATTGCGTTGCATACAAAAACAAAAAACAAAAAACTTTTTGTTTATTTCGCTAACCGCCTGTCCGATTAAGGAGAGCAACTTGCTAACGCAAGGATAGCCGATACGGGGTCAAGGGCGCAACTCCTGTCAAAGTGAGCGTGTTTTGAGCGTGAGTAGGTGTCGGAATTGACCCACGCTGTCCGTAGATTGAAGAGTGCGACCCAGCGCACCAAAAGAATAAACGCAAAGTTATTTAGTGTTATTTATTTTCAGTAATCACCAGAAATAATAGATACAAAAGAAGATTAGTTATTGTTATTTAATTGTTTATTGTTTAGTAACAATAAAAAACAAAGTACGCAAGTGTTAATTATTAGTGCGGAATGATTGGGGGTTCTAGGGGGCGAAGCCCCCTAATACCAAAAGAAGAATAGTTATTAACTAATACATAAGAAGATAAGTAATAGATAGATACACCTATGTGTAGTGATTGTTGAATGTATCTACATAACTACTGATACATAACACTTGCATACACATAGTAAATAGTTAGTGATACACAATGCTAATTACCATGTGTATCTATTGTTAATTACCTGATAACAACTTGCAAGGTAACTGTTTGACTTGGTGTTATTCGCACAAAGAATTAAATAAAAATAAGCAGTAGCCAATAGTTATTTAATCACGCTATCAAAACCGCTATCAAACAATAGTTAATTTAATTATTTATGCGAAGATAGAACAATAAATACTTCTTTATGAAACAAGTTGTAAGTGTAATCGTTAAAGAAAATTATTAAGTACCCCACCCTTAAGCGTAATTATCCATAACCATAGCCAGGTGACAGCCATGGTTGAGGGTGTGGAGCCAAGGCAGTAGCCCTAAACTAGGCGTATGGCAGCCTCAGACCACCTCAGTAAGGCTCAGTTTCCTTACACGTTCTCGTACAAGAACACTGGTGAGGAACCTTGGACTGAGCACACAGTAACTGCTCAACATAAGGGTGACAGTGTGGGTTTTATGACATGGGGACACTCTGGTGGGGTCATTGATATAGGGGTCGCCAAAGCACATCAACGTAAAGGTGTAGCTACAGGTATGTGGAATCACGCACTATCCCTAGGTGGAACCGTTGATAAAGCATCAGGCATTACAGTTCCCCACGCAGAGCACTCAGCGCACCGCACTCGTCAAGGAGAAGCTTGGGCTAAGTCCACAGGTAAGTCTCATTATTTTCCGCCTGAAGAGATTCATTAAATGGCAGCCTCAGACAACCTATCCCACCAATTGTTCCATGGGACTATTGAGACCCTCAAGCCTGGGGATGTCATTAAGCCAAGAACCCAATATGGCACAGCATGGGCTACTAGCGATTTGAACTATGCCCTTGCTCATGCTCATGAAAGAGCACGCACTGGCTTTGGAGCAAACGAAGGTGGAGAGTATCCAGTACACCACGGCAATGTTTACGAAGTAGAGCCTATAGGCCACTTTAAAGACGGACAAGATAAGACTATTTTTGCTGGCAGCGCTTTCAAAGTAAAGAACCAAGTTGCATCTGTTCTTGGTCAACCCGATAACCACGCAGCTATCAAAAGAAGTTTTCCAGAGTTTGACCCTAGCAAAGAGTCTTATGTTAAAAATGGACGAGATGGCGGAAGACGAATCTAATGGCAGCCTCAGACCACCTCTCTAAAGTTTTGTTTCACGGAAGTACTCATCCCTTTAAAAAGGGAGACATTGTGCTACCTAAGAAAGGGGGAGTTGCTTGGGCTACCACAGACAGGGCTTTTGCAAAAGGTTGGGCAGCGGAACGTTCCACTAAAGGCGGTAAACCACAGGTCTTTATTGTTGAACCAGTAGACCACACAGAAGTTAAAGCAACTAATAAAAAACACGAAATGTCTTCAGATATCCACATTAGTACTAAAGGGTTTCGGGTTCTCAAAAAAGCCTAGTACCTCCCCTATTTAATATTTTTTTATTCAGTAAAAGCAAGGCAGTAGCCTTACCATTTACACATGGGAAAGTACGTCAAGACCAAAGTGGGCTTTAATAAGACCCAGATTAAAGATGGTCACATTGTCCGCTTAGATAAGAACGGCACTGTCAAGGCCATACTTGATACCTGGCCTCCAAAGGAGAAACGTGCTAAATAACAATCAATTTAAAGTACTAGATTTCAACGCAGCTAAGAAGGTCAAGGCTCGTACTGGTCGTGCTGCAGCTGTGCCTATGGCAAAGAGCCCAGAGTCAGCGGACTTTGAAAAACACGCCAATGAAGCAATGGCGCAAGGAAATCCTATTCTTCAGAAAAAGTCACCATACAACAAGTTAGTTAGCTATCTAGGCTTAGAGTGAGCGCTCCACTATCTCAACAGCTATTCCACGCATCTGATACAGAGTTCAAAGTGGGAGATGTCATTACTCCACGTAACCATGCCCATGCATATGCAAGTATTGACCCCAACCACGCAGGTCAATGGGGTAAGCACATCTACAAGGTGGAACCAATAGATGCCAAGGAGATGTCACAGACCACCAAGGCTAATCATGCGTGGCTCAAAGATGTAAATTGGAATCCTGAAGACAATGAGGATATGCACACTGTGAGAAACTTTGTAGCTACCGTCAACTCTCGCTCAGGCTTTAAGGTAACGGGTAAACACAAATGAGTGCTTCCAACAACCTAAATAAAAATCAATTTGGGGTTTTGTATCACGGTACTCAAAGCGAGTTAAAACCTGGAGATATCATTAGTCATGAAAACGCTTCTCGTACTCCTGCTCGTCAAGCATCCTATGCAACACGAAGCCATAAAATTGCCGCTAAATTTGCTGGGGAAGGTGGACGTGTGTATAAGGTGGCTCCAGTAAGTGAAGACCCAGAACATACGTGGTCACGTCCCATGCGTGCTGCGGGTAACACTTGGGAAGTTGTAAGCACTAAAGGGTTTACCGTATTAGGTGAACGTAAATCACGGAAAAAAAAGTAACTGCCAATGAGTAAACTCTCCTATATCCAATTTGGCAAAGAGCACGGTAAGTCATTTCGCATTGTAAAAACCCCATCGGGACGTGCAACAGATGCTCAGACGGGTGAAGTACTTCCAGATAGTCCAAAGCGCTGGTCTATTGTGACACCTGAAAATGGGGAAGCATTTAACTGGCCGAAAGCAGATAAGAAGGCGATAAAAACTGCTCGTAAAAACTGGGGTAGGATTCAGAGTAATCCGCACTCTCAATATAAGATGGACCAAATTCGTAGGAGTATGAAATGAGCACTTGCACGCACGTTTATGAAAAAACCCAAATAGGTGAGTGTCCTACGTGTCTAAAACCAACACACGATATTGACTGGAGCTTAACTCATAGAGAACAAGATGAGCACCGTGAGATTCACGGGTATTTTTATAACGCCCCCTCATCCTGGTGGTCTATTTAGCATTTAGCGCCTCTATAGAGTAATGTAGCCCGTGAGCCGTTACTGAGAGGAAGAACATGACCGAAGAGAGACCATGGGGGTCATACGATGTAATTTTATCCGATAACAATACTCAAGTTAAAAAGTTAACTGTATTACCAGGCAAGCGCCTTTCCTATCAAACACATGAAAAGCGCAGTGAGTATTGGGTTATTGTGCAAGGTACTGGCACCGTAATGTTAGATGGCATTCAGACAATGGCCATTGCAGGGGACGCATTCATTATTGAACAGAACATCCCACATCGCATCTCTAACATTGGCGAAGATGATTTAGTTTTTATTGAAGTGCAATTAGGTATCTACTTTGGCGAAGATGACATTATTCGCCTTGAAGATGATTTTGGGAGAGCATAATGGAAAAGACATGGGAAATTCGTGAGCAAGAACTCCGTGAAGAAATCGCCCAAGCAATTGAGAAGATAGAGCCATCTACCAATATAGATGATGTCAAAGCAGGACATCTCATGGCACGTAACTGGGCAGCAGCAATTGCACGAGGAGAGCATGAGCACTCTTATAAACTCTGAGCAGTGGCATAATCCCAATGCCTATGAAGAAGAACGTATTAAATATACAGAAGAACACCAAAAACTTAAACGTCGTCATAGTAAACCAGACCCTGCTACAGTAGAGGCAGAGTTACAACTGGAGGAGGAACTGTGGACGTCGTAGAGTTTGACTATCACGCCGCAATGACAGAGGGTCACTCCTACAACGAATTAGTCGCCCAACGATTACGGGATGCAGGTATTGGTTGTACCGTTCCAGAGTTAGAGTTAGTAACAAAGGATGAAGATATTCGGCGCCTTACTAAAGAAGAAAAAGATATCATCCTAGATAATGGCTTAGTACTAGAGGTCAAAAGTAGAAACCTAGGATTCTCCGAAGACCCAAAGTTATTCTGGCAATCTAATCTCTATGTAGATACAGTCTCAGGATATGAGGCCAAAGAGGTAAAGCCATACGCATATGTAATGGTCAGTCAGAAGTCAGGCAATATGGTGGTTGTTCACTCTAATACGAAAGAGCATTGGTTTAAGCACACCACACAAGACCCGTACCGCAAGATAACAGAGACCTTCTATAAGATTGATAAGAAGCACTTAACTACGTGGTCTTCATTAGTAGAAGAACTATTGGGAAAATAGCGCCCTCGGCGTTTAGGCCTCGTTAGGAAAGTCTTCTTCTAATTCATCTTTGAGTCCGTGTGTGCGCTCTGCATGGCAATTAGCGCAGACGAGTTCACACTTGTCTATCTCAGCTTGAATGTTCTCAAGGGAAAAACCTGAACGTGCCATATCAGCAACGTTGCCTCGCTTGCCATCTACGATGTGGTCAAATTGCATTACGTAAGATGGGTATGAGACACCGCAATCCACACAAGGGTTCGTCCCCTTCACCTCATCAATGTACGCCTTATTACGTCGTCTAATGAGGCGATTATTAACGGCTGTCTTTTCTTTAATGGACTCTGCGTTACGTGCGTAATGTCTACGTGCGGCTTCTCTTTGTTGTACTTTGTCCTTAAATGGCATAGGCGACACCTTACACTATGATGATGAAATGCGTTGAATGTGAACACGACTTGGTGGGCGGTGCCTGTCTTGTGGATACGTGCAAGTGCATCTGTGTTTGGGAGGTAGTAGATGACTCTAGCATCTAAGAAAAAGAAAGTGTACGGCCCCTATAAAGACAAGTCTAAAGGTGGACGTGAGAAGACCGTTATCTACGACCCTAAGACACAGAAGACATCTAGTACTAATACCGCCCGTTACAAGAAAGAAAAATCTCTTGGGCGCACTTTATCTAAGGACGAGCACGTAGACCACAAAGACAACAATAAGCACAATGGGTCCGCAAATAACTTGCAGGTCATGAGCGCATCAAAGAATATTGGCAAGGGTAACCAACATAGAAAGAAGAAAAAATAATGGCTGAACAAGGTACAGTAGCTGCAATTATTGAAATTGCTAAAAAAGAAGTTGGAACGATAGAAGGGCCTAAAGACAATGAAACAAAGTACGGTGCGTTTACAAAAGCTAATTATCTTGCTTGGTGTGGTTCTTTCGTTATGTGGTGCGCTCATCAGGCAGGTGTAAAGGTTCCTAACACTGTCTCTACAGTTGCAGGAGCAGCAGCATTTAAGAAGATGGGCACATGGTTTGACGCAGATTGCGGTCAGTCACCACAACCAGGAGACGTTTTGTACTTTGACTTTCCAGGAGATGGCGTAGACCGTATCTCTCACGTAGGTATCTGCACAGGTATTGACTCCGATGGAGTTGTGCTTACTATTGAAGGAAACACCTCTGGTAAGAAGAAGGGTGACCAACGCAATGGTGGCGAAGTATGTGAGCAGATTCGTGCATACAAGCCAAACAAGAAGAAGGTTCTTGTAAGCATTGTTGGTTGGGGTCGTCCTAACTACAAGGGTAACGAAGTAAATGTAGATGTACCTGCACCAGAGGTTCCAGCGTTTCCTGGACAGATTAAGCCAGGTGCTAAGGGTGAATCTGTCAAGATTGTACAGAAAGCTCTAGGATTGGCTGCAGACGGCGATTACGGCCCAGCGACAAAGAAGGCAGTTATCGCATTTCAGGACAATCACGACGTAGTGGACTCAAACGGCATCATCGGACCTAAGACATGGGCTGAATTGGTCAAATTCCTATAAATTGGACATTCCACAAAAAGCCCCCCTGGATGGTAATCTAGGGGGGTTCTTTCATAAGGGGTGGTCATGACAACAATCGTAGCGGTGCAATACGACGATAAAGTAATTTTTGCTGCAGATAATCAGGTAACTGGCGATAACGGACGTCGCTACAACCATCCTGATATGAAAAAAATTGTACAACGAGGTGAGTTTTTAGTTGCAGGTAGTGGTGAAGTTCAACCATGCGATGTGATTCAACACCAGTGGACACCGCCAAAAGTAACAACAAAAGATTGTGATGACATCTATCATTTCATGATTACTAAGGTGATGCCATCTCTTCGTAAGTGTTTAACGGATAATGGTTATGACTTTAATGAGGGCAAAGGAGATGGAAAAGCGGATGAAAACCGCTTTAGTTTCCTTATAGCCGTCTGTGGTGAGGTCTTTGATGTAGCAGATGACTTATCGGTTTGTCGCTCTGCAGATGGTGTGTATGGCGTTGGTTCAGGTTCTAGTTATGCAATTGGAGCACTCTACGCAGGTGCAAAGCCTAAAAGGGCTGTAGAGATTGCCTGTAAGTTAGATGTTAATACTTCAGGGCCAATTCAGATAGTAGAACAATTTAAATAAACTGATAGGGTGAGGGCATGGACGAAGTACTATACAAATCAAATAGAGAAAAGAAGCGTCTTGCTAGAGCGCTAGAACAAGAGCAGTTTCTAGAAGAAAAGAAAACAGCCCCTATAGTAAAAGCATGGGAAGAAGCACAGATAAAAGCCGCTGGAATTCAATCAGCGCTAGATTATTTTATAGAACAATACAATGAACATAAGGATGAGTTAGATAAAGACATGCAACAACAAGTAGAAGAAAAAATAGAGGAACGCCAAAAGGACATCAGGGAATACCTCATGTCAAAAAAAGACCAATACCTAGAAGCAATGGGAATACAAGCAGATTAAGGAACCCTTATGGAATTTATCTTTATGTTTTTTCAAGTCCAATTAGCAGCAATCCTTGCTTTATTACAGGCCTTACTTGGCCTGTAAAAGATGTAAAATGTCCAAGCGTGAGGGCAAAAACGTAAAATAGGTTCTCCCATACGAATACAAGACCGCAAAGGACACAGATGGGTAATGTAATGGCAAGTTTAAAAAACGTATTGATGCGTATTGTTGCGGTATTTGCAGCAAGCGGTCTTGGTGTTATTGGTGCTGGTGCAGTTGCTGGTATTTCAGTTGCTAAAGCAATGTTTGTTGCTGGTCTTACAGCAGTAGCAGCAGTTGTAGAGAAGTTGGCTCGTGCATTTATGGATGACGGAAAACTTACTCTTGATGAAATCAACGCAGCATTTGCCACTGTTGATAAGGGCGCAAAGACTGTTGCAGATGTAAAGGTTGAAGAACGTCAAGCTGCAGAAGCTGCACAAGCAGCAGCAAAGACTGCTAAAGAAGACGACCCTAACTACAACTAACCGCCAGTCTTATAAAAACCTGAGCCTTTGAATTGAAGGCCAAAAGAGTTATACACACGTTGAAGAGCGTAGCCACATTTGTTGCAGATATATTCAGGTTCTGCTTCATGAATGCTACGCTCTTTTTCGTAGTCTAAATCACACGTTATACATGCATATTGATATTGGGGCATTATTTTAATCCTTTTGTAAATGTTTCTTTTCGCATCCACGTGCTAGGTCTGGTACTACAAATCGTTTATTGCAGATGGCACAAGTGTAACGTTCCAAAAACTCCTTAGACTCCACAGACCAATTATGTCCTTACACAACGGCAGAAAGGGGTAAACTACTAATATGATATCTCAGGTTCAGTTTGGTCAACAAGCAATGACTGTTAGTAAACAAGCCATGCCAGAGAATCTTAAGTTTGATGGGAAAGCTGGAATTCCTACACCTGGAACTCAAAATCATCTTGCTGCTAACTCTAACGCTGCTTTACCAAAGCCAGGGTTTAGTGACTAATGAATACCTTGGACATGCACGTCCCTATAACAGCAAAAGACCGCTGTGATAAGTGCGCTGCACAGGCAATGGTTCGTGCAAAGTTAACAACTGGAGAACTTTACTTTTGTGGACACCATGCCCGTGAAATTGGCACCCCTTTAGTACAAGCTTCAATAAAGGTCTATGACCCAGAAGGAGTCTTTAACTATGGAAAGTAATCCAATGACAATGGTTGATTACTACAAGTTATGGCAACCAATTTCTGGGCAACAATTTGGTGGGCTTGGTATGTACGGCTCAAGTAAACAAGACGTGGGTAAATACGACAAAGAGAATTTGGAAAAAACATCATGAGTAATTTAAGCCACCAATTTGATGGAGCAATAGAGGCGTATGAAGATATGCAACGACGTCGTTATGCTCGTAAAAAAGGAGTTACTGGATTTATTGGTAATGGCTACTGGTTTGGAAGTTATCCATACATGATGGGTGCTTATGGAGCAGGAACAATTACTCAAACACAATCAGAGCATTACCAAAACCCAGTTCAAGATTTAGGACAAAATACGGGAGATACTGCAGGAGATGCTACAGGTATGGGAGAAGGTGGAACTGCAGTTGGTGATGGAGGCGGTTCACCAGCATGAGTAATCAGTTAAATCGTAAAATTTTAAAAGTAAATAACAGAACAGGTATTAAACAAATTTTTCAATATGCAGAACCAAAAGTTAAATCTGCTGCACGTGCATCAGTATTGTCATGGGCTAGTCGTGGTAAAGGTGTGCAGGGTGAATCAACAAATGCACAAGACTTAGGTTCAAAACAAATTATTAATAAACGCAGAAAACCAATGTAACTTCTGCTTTAATTATCTTCTTAGAGGGATAACAATGTTCCGAGGGGAATGATTGAAA